GTCACGGGGTGCGTGGCCACTGGGTTTGTGACGCTGGGCTTCCTTCGAACCGCGAGTTTTGTATGTGATCGCGTTAGCAACTTTAGCTTTCACATAGTTCTCTGACCCTGGCACCTTTCCTTTTTCATACCACGCATCTTGCAACTCTTTGGTGATTTTAGGCCATGTGCGCTCATCTCGGGGGTTGCCCTCAATGCCAATACAACGACATCCGTCATGCCAACCACCAACACGGTCTTTATCGTGGTAGACCGCGCCGCGTGATGCAAGCATGAGGCAGAAAGCGCACGCGCGGGGGCTAGGCATCACAAGAAACCGTGCACCTGCTTTTTCTGCGTTGTAGTAGACGGTATCCCTAGCAGGTTGCAGCACTAGACGAGTGAGCACCTTTTCAGCCTTGACGCGTGCAGCTTGTAGATCTTGCTCTGTCTGTTCTCTGCGAACATCTTTCAGCGCCCAATTAAGACCTGCGAGGGCTTGTTTCCGGTCGACAGGTTCCGCCAGATCTGGGTACGCCAACAGCGATAGTTCATCATCCAAACTGCGCTGAATGAAAACGTAATCCGCCGCTGCCGCCGCCGCTTGCAACCCATAGTCATGGACAATCTCGGGGTACATCTCATTAAGCGCAATGGTTTTGTTGTGCCACGACTCTCCAGGATCTCCAGACCACAGTGCCAACAGGTCGCGTCGCGCCATCACCTGGAGAGTGTCCAAGGCGAGTGCGTAATGGTCGCGGTTCGCTTTGATCAGATCTTCCACCTGCCACCTCCGATCGTGTTATTCCTGCAACCCCGCTAGATCATCTGGCTTCACAGTGCCCAACTTGCTGCCCAGTTCATTGAGTCGCTTATCTGCTGCCTGTTTCGCCAACTCAGCTTTCATCGCCAGTTGATCCTCCAAAGGAATACGCAAACGATCCAACACCCACGGGTGCGTTGCAGGTAGAACACCAGCGCCAATAAGCTTCACCAGAGCATCTGATTCAGCCGCCAACTGCTGCGTCGCCGGGGACTCCCATTTAGGTGCCACCTGTTTCGTGAACTCCGCCCACACAGGGCGCGCAGTGCCCGTCAAATACAACAACGTCCAACCCAACTGGTTAAGATCACCAGTAATAAGCCGCTGTTGGCCCTCAATGCTGCGGATAAGGCGTTCAAGCCACGCACGAATAGCATCACCAGACGGCGGGTTCTCAGTAGAAAAACCAAGATACGCAGTAGGCAACCCCGTCGCCGATGCAAGCAATTGGGAATACGCGCGCAACTGCTCGATATACGGTGTCGGTGGTGCTGCGGTGAACTGCCCAACACTAGGCACCTGCCCATCCTCATCGCGTGGGATCGCCAACATGCGCCCCATCGTCACCCGCCACCCCGCTTCAACCATCTCCTGATGCGAAGGGTTATCAGAGGCGGTGAAATCTGACATATCCGCCCCCATAGCGTAGCGCTGCGGTGTCGTGTAAAACTCGCGGTTAATCTCCATACCCAACATCGTGCGCGCAGCAGCTTGGGTGTAGTACTTCACCGATGGTGTGATCAAACTACGCCCATACCACTCACGAGATCGCAGCTTATTGCGGATACGAAAAAACGGCACCATACCCGGCACCGTCTTATATTCGTGAACCACCTCAGCATCATTCGGATGTGTGCCAGGCTGGACCACAATACTGTAGCCCTCAAAGTGGATCACCTCACGTGAATACACCCACCCATCGGCGCTTAGTCCGGCGTTGCGAATGATCCGAAGGGCTGCAGATGCCCGCCCGGTGATCGGGTCCCACCGCAACGTTCCATCCAAAGGTGACACACTATGCAGCGCCCATTGATTGGTGCCCGGCACCTGCTCCACACTCAAGAAACCAACACCATAGATCAAAGAATCTTGCACAGATTCCTGGATACGATCAGCTGCAGCAAACGTGCGGTTAAACTCCGTCATGCCATAGCCATCGCCGTCATCCCACCCAAGGAAATTCATTCGCTCGTGGTGCGTATCAACCACCGTCGATGGCCAGTCGCACACCACACCAATGTTCGCCAACTGTGGCGGCACCGCAATGTTCAAACTATGCACACGGACAGATCCGTCATAGTAAGACAATGCTTCTTTGTTGGTTTCCGCCCGCGCAAATACCTGCTGTTTCAGCTCTGCACGGATACGCTGTTCATCTCTCGTTAACTTACGGGTCATAGGATCACCGCCTTTCTACGCTTACGGGGCGCGCCACCAAAACCTGCTTTAGTCGCATCCAAACACGCCTTATACGCCATCACAGCTGCATATGCTGCGTCGATCTTGTCAGGGCTAGATGGGTGTGCTTTGTACAGCAAATAGCCGGTGCGGGTCGCACGCCTTCGAGCATTGAGGAAATGTCTAATCAATTGCGGATCATTGCTCATCGTCATCTCCCCACCAACAATCGCCTGCCTCATGTTTTCCACTGCTTCATGCACCAACGATCCCCTACCTTTCGGCCACACGGAAATAGGTGCGTTACGGGAACCACGGACACGCAACTTGCGCCCGTATTTCGCTTCCCAATCAGCAACCTGCCCCTGCCACCCAGATGGATCAGCATAGAAAGCGACCACCTGGTAGCGATCAAACGCATCCGCGATGGTTGCTTCCACGTCCAACAGATTCGGCTGCCAATCTTGCGGATCATTCGGCCCCTGCTCCCAAATGCGGATAGTGAACAAGTGCTTATCGGATATCCGCATCGCCACTAGTGCGGTCGCATCAGCTTTGCCACGGGTGCGACCACGGGAACCATCGAAACCAAGGACGATCTGATCACCCGGCAAAACTTCTTTAGAGTCATCCACAATCGCACGAACCTCGGGTTGAGACAACCACGAATCGCTCGCGTGCGTTACCTGGTTAAGGAAGTCCGACCGCATCACCTGCGGATCGCTCGCGGTATCCCAAATGGTTGCCTTAATACGATCTAAATCAACATGGCCCGGAGGGCACGGCGGGTCGTGAATGACACACCCATCCGAATGTCCGCTGGCATCGCCATAGGCCACGCGCATGCCGAAGATCAGTGAATCTTCATCGCTCATATCCGTCGCTGCAGGAGCTTCACGGTGATCGTAGTACAGGCCATCATCTAGCGTGACGCCCTGTTGGATTTGCTGCCAAAACGCCGCCGACTGCTCCGCAACACTGCCCTCACCTGGGATAAAAGCATTCGGAGTTTCCAACGTCGACCCGCCAAGCTTCGCAGCATTCGACCGCATCACCGCAGCAAGATCAACCCCACCATTCGACCGCACCCACGTTTCCGTCTGGTCCATGATGGAAAACACCGCGCGGGCACCCTTCACCGACCGTGCAGAAGCTGTAATCGGGCGGATCTGGCCACGAGGCAAGTTCACGAAACCGCCCATCGGTTCCAAACCTGGGTAATCGTCATAGAGCTGTTCAGATTGGACCAACTCGTGTAACGCATCCCAGGTATTGCGTGTTTGATCCTCCGATACTGCAGCAACCTGCACTAGCGGAGTACGCACCGTTGACCACGGTTTACCAACCGGCTGGCCGTTTGCATCCCAACCATCAAACAACACTGGCCCCATAGCTTCAGCTAACGCCATAGCCGCCGCGAACGGCGATTTACCCCAACCACGTGGGCGTGAAATCACACCACGGTGAATCTTACGACGCCCCGTCGCTGGATCAAGCTCATAGAAGCGTAGAAGAAAGTCTTCCTGCTCCGGGTAAGGGACGAACGGCTCATAATCTTCAACCTCAGGTCGCGAAAGATAAGCCGTCATCCAGTCAATGACCTGCCACCCGAGCGTAGGGAAATCACTATCGCCAAGTGGTTGCCACGACATGCCCAGCGACCTCCTAAGAAGATTTACCCTGCTTGAACTTGTTAATATCGGTCGGATCTACCGCGTGCAGATTCGCGCGCCGATTACGTGCCGACGCCACCTGCCCGTCAGGGCGTCGCGCATCAGCAGCATCGGCATCAGCAAATTGCATACGTAGCCGAGCTCGATCTTCCATCGTCGCACCGAACTTGGCTACACGGATACGCAACTCCGACAGCACGGATGTGTCGCCCCTGCCCCACAGTTCGGCGTGAAGAATTGCGGTATCCAACAGGAAAGACCAGTCAGTCGAACCGAAATGCTCCGACTGTGGAGCATCTGCCCACATCTTCCACCAGTTCAATGTCTCATCCGGCCAGGGAACAGACGTGGGCAGCTCCGGTTGGGAAGCTTCTTCAAACCGCAGAATCGTTGTGGGTGTCGGGTCGGCATGACGCCGCGCCCGTTTAGACGCTGGTTTAGGTGCGGGACCTCGTCCTGCCATGAGTGAACAACCTCCCTAACAAAATAGATACCGTTTAAGAAAGTCCCGAACTTGCGGGAGCTACTGCACGTGCGGTTTTCCGGGCACGTGCAGCGACGCGCTTCTGCGGACCTGTATAGGTCACCTTCAGAGACCTACCTGATTGAGATTTATACTCAAAACTGCGCTTCATGACACCCTCACCTCCTCTCACTACGTGAAAACAGCGAACAAAAAAACTCACCACACTGCAAACCAACCGCAATGTAGTGAGTAAAAGTGTCCCCAACTATAACCTATTCAATATCGAACCCCATCAACTTTGCCAGCATGTGGCCATCGATATATTTATCTCCCAAAACTTTGCGCTTGACGCCTAGCTCTTTGAGAAAGCGCTCTTTATGTTTGCGAGTCTTAAAGCACACCGCAAACCAATATTCTGAGTCTGTGGCATCACGATAGCGGTCGGGCTCGCGGCGCGCTCGGTCGCTAAAATCTTTCTGCAATGCTTCAAGCTCGCGGGCGCAATCTTCATTGAGGTTAGGCGGATCGCAATATTCCACATCTTTCAGTGGATTATCAGGGTCAGCTTTAGCGAACCCTTTCGCGAAAGAGAAGCTTTCACCCTTGAGGTCGAAACCGCTGCCCTTAAACTCGAATGTCATGACGAATCAACTCCAATTCTGCTAGGGGGAACCACTTCAGCACCTGTTGGTAGTCATCTGGGGCGAATCTGCTCATAGGCTCAATGAACCTGTAGTCAATGCCATCGAACGATCTGCCGAACCATTCATAATCAGGGGCTAAGTCAATGTTGTGATCTTTGATGTAGTCATAAACACTGCCTTGTAGCCAATCATAGATCGCAGAGACTTTATGGCCCTTAGTTTTCATAGCCCCATGCTTTTTGATACTAGCGCGGCGCACTAGGCTATCTGAGGCGCGGACTCCATCAGCTACCCATGTATCTTCATCCAGGCCTAGATCTGCGCGGATAAATTCCCACATCTCTTCAAATGTGGGTGTAGGTATGCCCGCGCGGAAAATTGACGGTAGATGTTCGGGCGCTTGGAAAATATAATTATTCAACAGGCGGTAGAAGCCTGGGTGGGGGTATCGGTGGATCTTTGTTTCTAGCTTATCTTCGCAGTAGTCGAGGTATCGGCGCGAAAACTCTAGAGGCTGGCGGGGGTTAACTCCGGGCACCGGGTAGAGGTGGGCGAGTTTGATGGATATTCCCTCATTTTTTAGCGCTAACGCTGCTGCCAGTGCATCTTTTCCACCGCTGAATGCCACACATACAGGGCGGTTTTCTTCCTTGAGTTGTTGTCTTATTTCTGCACTTGGTGGCACATTTTCAATTGATTTGGTGAGTTTTATTGTTGTCATTGTGGGGGGCCTTTCTTTGTGTTGATCATAGCCAGTTTTTAAGTGTTGTCAAGGCATGGGGGTAGATGGAGTTAAAAACGCTGTGACCTGCATGTTTGTTTCCAAATTACCCCTTAATGGGGGTATTGTTTTGACTTGCCTTTCGCCTGGTGTAATGTAGTTGGTGTCAGCAAGAAAGACACACACCGAAAAGGAAACGAAAACATGAACGCAAAGAAAAACACCGAACAGCACCTAGACAACATCATCTCCGAATTCTTCGACGCAACCTACGAATACATTGACTACATTCGCGGCGCAGAAACGCTCAACCTCAACAATGAAAATACCCCGCTAGGTACCCGCCTAGTCGCAAACCTAAAAAATTCATACCGGGAAGCTGCCGAGCACCTCACGCAGATCGAGATCAAAGCGATCATCAAAACTGCGACCTCAATCAATCGCCAAACCATGCTAGACAGCGAGCTCAGTCTAACCAACGACCTCGACGCTTTTGCAAGCGACCTCATCAACCAAATCAACCGCTAACACACAGAAAAGGACCTACACAATGAACACCCTCTACTACTACGAAACAGATGAACTGTTCATTGAAATGGACGAAAACGGCAACTACATCAACCATTGGAAAGTTTCCACACTAGACGACCGCTACTACTTCACCCCCGCAGCCTAAACCACCACCGCGCCGCTAGACGAGAGTTTTACCGGCACCCTACCGCCTCAAAGGATACCCGCCATGGACAACGCCTACAGCGACTACAAATTAGCTGAACTGAAAGAGCACATCACCGAAGAATGGCAAGCACTCCAACTACTTGAGATATAAGCTATGGACTTCCAAACCAGCATCAGCATAGTTGGCGACCCTGATCAACTCCGCAACTCCTCCGACCTGTTCAACCTGGAACAAAACGAACATCGCGCCACATATGTCGAACACATGCAAGCCAAACTAGAGCGCGCCATCGCCATCTGCCTCACCTTCGACAACATCACAGATGCGCAAATCACCGCAGTACTCGACCGCCATATTGACTAGAAAGCACAAACCTTAACTCATGAGCAGCGATATCACTACACCCTTCCTATCAGCCGAAACCAAAGAAAAACTAGCCGACATGGCCATCTACGCGGCCACCATCATCGCGGGCGATATCATCGCCGCACTGGAAGCACGAAACATCTAGAAAGGATCACACCAATGACCACCAACATCTTCAGCCTCCCCCGGTTAGAAACTCTCCATGTATTGGAAGAGTGGGAAACCGAACCTAACCGCCAAGGTATCGACCTTAAGCGCTGTGTGCTCGCAAACCACGACTGCACCGAAATGTTCGAACTCTATTACGGTGGCGATGATATGGGCTACGGACTCACCATCTGCGACCTAGAACGACGAAACACCTACGACAGCGCCAACACACAAGATTGGGGCTACCTCGACCGCCTATTCAACGGGCGCGATAACTGGCAGCAACTCATCACATACATGGAAAACATGGCACCATCCCGGCATGCTGCATAACACCACAAACTAACCCCCTCTAGGATCACCTGGAGGGGGTTTAAGCATGTCCACAATCGCTATTGTCCACGCGACGCTATACGGTCGCGAGCTTTCTTAAGTGTAGATATTGTGACGCTACCAGCATTCGCAGTCTCTGCCCATGTAGCGCCTAATTCCATCGCTCTCACCATGTTCGCATCTCTCTTTTCCATTATTGCGCTCCGCTGTCTATCCAAGTCAGCTATCCGCTCAGACAACAAAGCAACCTCGGATAAAGCCTCATCTTTAGACAAAAAATCACTAGACATAAAACATGACCTCTCAGAAACTCCAGACCCGCACATAACCCTAGCGGCAATGCCCTCGGCTTGACTCTGGGGGGTGGGGG